CCCGAGGACGACGAGCCATGAGCCACAGAAATCAGTTGTTCTTAGCCAAGGCCGAAACAACGCCCAACACGGCCGTCTCCTTGACAGGGGCCGATGTTATTCCAATTGAGCTTACGGCTCCTCAGGTAACCGCAACCGCCATTGCCAGAAACGTCCTGTCGCCATTGGTGCCAGGAAGTTACCTGGCTGATATAATGGCAGAGGAACAAATAGCTGTGCCTATCACAACTGAGGTGTCTGGATCTGGCACACCCGGCACGCCATCGCCGATCCTGTCGCTGGTGCTGGCCATGGCGGGGTTCAATCAAACGGTTGCCACTGGTGTCAGCGTGACCAATGCACTGCCTTGGCCCTATTCCCCCACTCGTTACTCGATCGCCTTTGATCACGATGGGATACGGTATGGAGGCAGGGGAAGCCTGGTTGAATCAATTACATTTTCGGGGGAAGCAAATGGAATTATGAAGGCAGAAAGTAGCGTCAAAGGGATATACATGCCTGTTGTGTCTGTTGCGCAAGTTACTCCAACGCTTCCCGCGTTGATTAATCCTGCCATTATCAACAGCTCAGGAGTTGAAACCGTAACTGTTGCGGGTGTCAGTTGTTGCCTTGCAACGTATAGTTGCACGGTTCAAAATCAGATCACTTATGTTAATGATGGCGGGAATTGTCCAGCATCTTTCAAGGTGACCGATCGAACTGTTACCGGTTCGATGACAATTCAACGGCCGGCGCTAGCAAGCTTAGACTTATTTGAGAAAACCCTAAAAAGCGAAATATTTTCTATTGTGCTTCCGTATGGCACAACCGCTGGAAACATTATTACGTTTAATCATCCCAAGGTACAGGGATCCGTTCCTCAAATTACTGATCGGAACGGGTTAACATATCTAAGCTTTGATTTTACCCAGAAAAATCCTCTCCTCACTGATCAATTTACTATTGTTCAAACATGACTTTTGTTCTTCGTCAAAAGCGTTTTATTGAGCGCCGCATCACAGGATTATGCGGTAATGATCCCTATGATTTTATAGTTCACATTAAGGTTTTGCCAGACAGCAGGGCCAGGCAGCTTCGCCGGGAGCTGGTTGAGGCCAAGCGGCTGATTGATCAGTTGGCAGACAATCCAGCCCTTGAGCTGACCAACGCAAGGGGGGAGCCCATCGAAGACCTAGACCGCAGGATCGCTGAGGAGGTCCTGTGTGGATGGGGCCCTGAACTAGTAGATGAAGACGGAATGACAATTCCGTTCAATGAGGACAACAAAGCAGCCGTACTTGACCTGCCAGGATTAGCAGCAAATCTTGCTGGTGTCTGGGTGGATACCTATCAAGAATCAGTAAAAAACTCCGCGAGTTCGCAGCCTTCTGGTGCGGACCTATCAAGCGATCAAACCCAGAAGGATTGAAGCAGAGCGCAGCCGCGTGGGGCATAACCCTGCCAGAATCATGGAAGGTTAAAGAAGAACAGGAATGTTTTGAATATATGCCGGAAAATTTACCCGCCATTGAGTTGTTTCTAGATATTCAAACCCAATGGATTCCTGGCCCTGAAGGACCGATCGGCCTAAACCACGCCATTGCGTTACAGTATATGCAGCCCCTTGCGGATGGAACCGTGTTACGTCCCGTGGATAGCATCGGCAAGACGATGGAGGGGCTGCGAATTATTGAGATGGAAATTCTCAACAGGCAGGTTAAGAAATAATGGCAACTACATATGATGCGATTCTAAAAATTGCCGCCCAGGTCACTGGGGTGGACAGGATCGCCAGTCTGACCGACCAGATGAAGCGGGCGGAGGATGGCGCCCGTGGCCTTGGCAGGTCGTCTGGGTTCCTGGCCGGCACCATGGACGGACTGGCCGGCAAGGTTGCGGCCCTGGTCTCCGCTGGATCCCTGATTGCGTTTACCGGCAGCATCATCAAGGCGGGTGATGAGGCCGCCCGGCTGAAGGTCCGCATTGAGACCCTGGCCGCGCCGTTTGGTGAAGTCAACAGGCTGTATGGCATTGCGGCAACTGCTGCCGAGCGCTATGGCCTTTCAAACCAGGACGCGGCGGCCAGCGTAGCAGATCTCTATGGTCGCCTCCGGCCGATGGGAATGAGCATCAAGGAGGTTGAGACAACTTTCAATGGCCTCATGAATGCTACCCGTCGGGCGGGCTTGAGCATGGTTGACGCTAGGGCCGCTGCCCTCCAGTTGGGCCAGGCAATGGGAAGCGGAAGGCTGCAGGGCGATGAATTCAGGTCGTTGATGGAGCGTTTGCCGGGCTTGGCGCAAGCGCTTGTCACGGCATATAACAACATTGCAAGAAGCAAAGGCCTGGAGCTGGTAACCAAAGACCAGGCCAAGCGAATGACAGAAGAATTAAAGGAAGGCGAAAGACAACAAATACAAAATCTTAAGGAAACAATTCGAGAAAAAGAAAGGCTTTTAAGAGATGAGACAAATGATATTCTGCGTGAGATACAAAGACGTTATGCCGCGATTGAGCAAAGAATTGACGACCACTATGACGACGTGGCATCTGAGCAGGAAAGACGGGAGAATGAATTAAGCGATCAAAGGCAAGAGGCCATAAACGATGCAGCCGATCAAGAAATAAAGTTAATTCAACGCAGGTACGAAGACGAAAGGCGGGTCAGGTTAAGCAATCAGCAAAATTTAAGCGAAGAGCAAAAAATAATACTAGAGAGAAGGTTTCAAGATCAAGAAGAGTTAGAGATTGAGTCGGTTAGGGATCGTGCTTCGGCCGCCATTAAGGCAGAGCAGCAAACAATGCAAGACGCGCAACGAGAGCGGTCTCGACTGCTTAGAGATGAGCGCGAAAAAAGAATGCAACAGTTGCAAGATGCGCAACAGAAAGAAGAGGAAATGGTTAGAAATGATTCCGAAAGAAGACTTGAGCAATTAAAAGCAAGCCAAGAGCAACAGATAGCAGCTATTAAGGCTGCCAATGTTAAAGCGCAGGCTCAAATAGTTGCGCGAACAGCTGCAACAATTCAAAATATCAAAGAACTATCAAGTCAAGGATTGCTATCTGCTCAAGTTGCAGTTGAAGCTATGAAAATATTTGCAGAAAAGCCAGTCGCTCCACCAACTGGCTTGCAGTTATTGACCAAAGCTTTTCAAGATATGAGAACAGAGCTAGGGAATAAGTTTTTTCCAATAATTCAAGAAAAAATGCCTTTGTTGTTAGAATTTATACAAAAATTCAAAATCGTTCTCATTGAATTAGAGCCTACCATATTAGCAATTGGATTTGTTTTGGAAAAAACAATTCAAGTCTTTAACGGGCTTGTTACTGCTTTTACGGCATTGCCTGAGCCAATTCAAAAAATTATAGGCTTTTTTGTTAATCTTAAAATTGTGTCCGGTCTTCTTGCCGCTGCGTTAAACCTAGTCTTTGGTCTATCACTTCCAGGTGTCTTGACTGGATTTGCAGTTCAGCTAGTTATTCTATTAGCGAAGATTGAGCTTGGCTTTACTGCTTTGTCTACTTGGATAGGAGCGCAATTTATCCCTAAATTGACACTTGCTTTTTCTGGCTTTCTTTCCTGGATGACAGCTACTTTTGTTCCTGCCATGATTGCTTTTTTCAGTGGTCCAGCGGGTTGGATCACGCTGGCAGTGGTTGCCATTGGAGGATTGCTTTACATCTTTAGAGATCCAATCGCAAAAGCCATAAAAAATCTAGTCGAACAAACTAGACAATTGTTTGCCTTTTTGTCGGCCGATGCCAAATCCTTATGGGAAGCATTTCAAACTAATTTGGTTATACCCATTCAAGAGGGTTTGTCGTCGGCGTGGAATAACGTCAAAAAGGGATGGAGCGATCTGATGAAAGGCATGGAAGACAGAGCAAAGACGTTTGCTAGTGTCTTTTCTGATATATCTAAAAAAGTAATCAACTTCTTTGTGCAGGGATGGGTTAGAAGTATCAATCTTATTGTTGCAGGCTTAAATCGCATTGCTGCGGTTACCAACAGCAAAATCAGCATTCCTTCCCTGAACATTCCCGAGCTTGCCGAGGGCGGCTATGCACGCTCTGAGGCCATCGTTAAGATCGCTGAGCGCGGCGAGCCGGAGTACGTCATACCAGAGAGCAAGATGCATCGCGCCGCCGTCAACGCGCTGCAGGGTCGCACCGGGATCGATGTCCTAAACGCCCAGCCGAGGTCCCTGGCCACCGCGTCATCGATTGGCCCTGTGACGGTTGAGGTCAGGCCGATGTCTGTAACATATGTAAAATTTAACGGTGAAAACTTTGTGCGGGAAGCCGAAATCCCGGAAATCATTAACATGGCGGTTGAGCGTGTTCACGCCCTGATGGCCCAATCCGAAGTTCAGGCATCCCTGAGGTACTGATGGCACGCCCCCGCGCTTATTTCGCTCAGCTGCAGGATTCGACAGGATCCTTCACGTATGCGCGTTGGCAATCGCTCTGGATCGAGCAGGCTGTGACGTGGGACAGCCAGCTATGGCTGTATCAAAAGATGGTCGTCTCCGGTATCATGTCCGGCCAAGCGGTGGGGGCGCAAGCACAGCTGCAGGTGGATTTAACTGTTGCGACGGATCAACTAGCGCAAACTTTAGAATATCCACCAGGCATAATCAAGCTAGAAGAATATCACTTGGATGATTCCTTGCCGATCACAGCCCCGCAAGCCGGCCAGGTCAAGGTGGCCGAAACCATCGGCCAGGTGGTCCAGGTGGCTCGAACGACTTCTACCCTGACGTTTGTTGTGGGCAGCGCATTGTCCCCTGCTGGATCCTCGTTTGTGCCCCGGAGGGCCACCACGCGGCTGATCGGGCTGGGGTTGGTCCTATGAAGTGGAAGGGGGGCTTCTCACCCGCTGGCGGCGGCTCTGGCAACGTAGGCATCGGCTACATCCCCACGGGGCCATCCGTGGCGCTTCCCGCCAGCGTGACGGAGGTGGTGGGAGGCAGGCAACGGCCACAGTCGGGTGGGCAGGCCCCGGAAACG